TTAGTTTATAATCAAGTTAAGGGCAACTGGCGAAACTCTCCTTCTTATCTAATACTCTCATTTGCTAGTTCGCCCTTACCTTAAATCTAATTTGTAATCTTTTGTTATAACACCTAATGATGCATCACCTCTTTTGTATGGATTGACCCAAACTATTTTTCCATTTTGTAATTGTCTTAGATGTCCTCTTACACCATGTAATCTTTTTTTGCTTTGACTGCCATCACCATTACTAGTGTAATTTTTATTATTAACATTAATATCTAATGTAATGTGTTCATAAACTGGTTTACTAATAAATGATGATAGTGAAAATTTTTGATGTAATTGCTTCTTTAAACCATTAACTTTTTTTTCTTCAAACATATCTAAATCACTAGATAAATTTATTACAGAAAAATAAATTATTAATAAGTCAAATATTTGTTGCATCCTGTTTTCTCTCCACTCTTTTGTGGTTTCTACCAAATCTGCATAATCTTGTTTATAAAAATTTAAATATATTTCTTCAGGAAATTTATCCAACACCTCAATAAAAAAGTTTTTACTAAACATAAATGACATATAGGGGTTTATCATTATTTGTTTGGTATCCTTATAATTCAAAAATAAATCAACTTGGTAATCAGCGTAAGGAAATCCACTAATTTCATTAATTACTATTGTTCTATTTAAATCATTACATTGTATTAATAAGGGCTTATCTGTAGGTAGTCTAAATTCTTGCTTCATTTTATCCATCTTGCAAATGTCAATGAAATTATTAGCAACAAAATCTTTAACATTATTCGTTAAAAAAAATTTAGTGGCATCATTAACATTATTTGATATTTCTTTTATTCTATGTGCAAAAGTGCTTAGGTCTTTTGTTGTGTGATTTTTACATTCAACATCAACAATAAAATGGTTACCAAATTTATACATATCACTTGCCAAGTCCAACATATTGCTTAATTTTTGTAAAAATATTTTATCCATATATCTCTCCTAAACCTCTAACTCAACAACATTAGGACTATTATAGATAGATAAAGGCTTACCCTTCTTATACTCTTTATATTCATTCAAATACTTCTCCATTGTATGCCAAGCATAATCCATATGCTCTGATGTTATCCTAAAGACTTTAGATGCAAAAGGATGTACCTTTTCTTGTGCTACAAAGACAAACTCTTTAACACTATATCCTGCTGCTTCTAATCCTCTTCTGTACCATGATGCTTGTAAATCATACCCATACTTCCTAACTGAGAAATTAAACTGTCTTGGGTCACAAGATTGTGTTGTCTTGTAATCAACAATAACTATCTCATTGTCTGTATAAGGTTTATCAATGGGTTTACATAAAACATCAGGTCTGCATTTACACAAAACATTATCCTCGTACCAATAAATACTAGATTCAGCTATTTTATCTTTTGCATTGATATAAGCATTACCCTCATAAATCATATGCTCTTTCATGCCTTTGATAATCTCAAAGTCAGCTTCTTTAATCACAATAAGACCTCTGTTCTTATATTCTTCTTTAAGGTCTTTATTTGCTTTTGTATAAGGTGAACCAGTCATAACAACAACATCACGATTAAAAGCATCTTCACCTTCTAACAAATAAGAATGTGCAGCAGTACCAAATTCTAATGTTGGACTAGTTTCTTGTTTATGCTCTATAGCATGTAATTGTGATTCTCCAAATCTTCTTACAAAACTACTACTAATACCAACACCAGCATGATATTCCTCATTAGGTATATCGTTAATAATAAGAGCATCACCTCTTTGTTCAGATTTATAATCTTTTAGTTCTTTAATATTCATATCCTACTCATTTGCTCTTGTATCTCTCTCTGAGAGTCTCTAACCTCATACCTCTCACCTTTGACCTCTACTACATTATGACCACTAATAAAGTCTTTATAGAAGTCTCCTACCTCTCTAGGTGGTATATACAAAGTACCACCACCAATTAAATTAAATCTAATATTTCTATTTGCTCTCATTTTTCCACCTCATAAATATCGCCTGTATACATACCCGCACCGCCACAAATAGCATTACATATTTGATGCAAGTTATTCACTTCGTATACTCTAATGTATTGTTCCTCAACCCAATCTTTTTCTTTTATAAAAGATTTTAAATCTTTGCTTTTAATTACCCATGTAATTTCAGCACCATTATCATGATATAAATAAATTTTCATTTTTCTCTCCTCTCAAAAAATATATGCTTTAGTTTCTTCTTTTATAAGAAAGTTTTTTAAAGACTCTTTTTCTTTACCCTTTTTTACTCTCTCTTTATTATTGCTTTTTAACCAAAGATTTAGATTATTGGTTGTTGCTATATGTTTATAACCTAAATTTCTGTTATACCAATATATATTATAAAGTTTCATTTTTCTCTCCTTTTATCAATCATATTCTCGTGCATGTGTAACCAATCAATGTCATCTTTAGTTCCAAATAGATTCATAAAGATTACACAAAACCTTTTCCAATATTTATCAATCACTTATCTCTCCTGTCATATAAAAATAAACCTAGTGCATATAAGCATAGAGCCATAAACACCATTAACATAAATTGACCAAAATCAATCATTTGCTCACCTTTTTCATTTGTTTATGTAGTTTATAAATTTGCTTTTGGTATTCAATGCTAAGCTGCATATCTTCCCAAATCTCATCCTTTACTTCTTGTTTGGTTTGCCTATCTAATTTTGTAACTATCTCAAATTCAGATTTCTTAGGCACATACCATTGATGATGTAATGATTTGTATTGTGGTGAAGGCTCTCCTTCTTCTTTCCATCGCCACTCTACAATGCCATGTTTAGTTGTTGATAATAACCTCATGTTTTCACTATCCTTACACTATGCTTTTGCTTTGCAAGTCTAGCGTATTTATCTATTGCTTTTACCAAGTCAGATGTCTGCATAGCAGTCCACCATC